AGAGTTAGCGGATGCAGCAGCGGCAGCTGTTTTAAGCAGAGCTTTGTTTTCATCAAACAAAGCTACGTCACCAACAGCCAGAGCCTCTACAGTAGTATAAGATGTAGGACAAGTCTTTCCGATCAATACGGAATGAACGCTTTGAATCATAGTTTTAAATAAATTATTAATTAGACATATTAAGCGCTTAGTCTAAATCCGCTTACTTTCTACTTTCCTTATTTCAGATTTCCACGTTAGTAAGCGCTTTCTTGTTATGTTATTCCATTGTATTTACTTCGTTGGAATAAACATTATAGTTTGGTAAAGTACCTAATATAAGTTGCACAGCTATCTTTACAATTTCCATATGAGTATGAGCAGGAAGGTCTGTGTATTCATCTGTAGGTGTATCTACTAATGTTACTTTACTAGGTCTCTTTAAATACTCAATAGTATACTCAGCTACTTTATATTGTCCATCAGTATATAAAGTAATAGTATTATCCTACATGAGTTTGATAGGTTTAGCTTTAGTATACTTTAGATGATACTCTGATAATGAATTCTCTTTGATTCTGTCTACAGTTTCAATAGTACCTTCTATAGTATCACTATACTTAACTTTATAGTTACCTTCCGAGTCTTTCTCCCAACAATCATTAGTAATACCATCTGCTGGAGCTATACCTGCTGTATCTCCTAATAATATAACATAATCATCAGGCAAGGTAACTGTATATTCCTCTTGGTTTACTTTAGAAATATCTATATCTTTGTAAGTGTGCTTAGTAACTAGAGTACGTAAATCGTCAGTACGTTTCTGATCCTATTCAAATCCTCTTTGTTTAAAATTCAAACCAGAATACCTAGTCTTCCAGAATTTATCAATAGCTTCATTAATGAATGACATAATAGTATCGGATGGTAATTTGCCAGCTAAAGATAATTCAGGATTGATTAACTGTAAACGTCTCTCTACTTCTATTTGTAATTCTCTAGGGCTCATTATTCATTTAAGCTATCAAGTTGTACTTTAGTTTGTGCTCTCTATGACTCTATAGTCTCTAGAGCAATCTCTACGGCTCTGTCTACTACTTCATTAAGTACATAATCAGGTACTTCGGTAATATCCTTATTATAGTCTTTATAACTAATAGTTTCAGGATATTTAATATAAGTAATATCTGCTGTATATTGTTCAGAAGACATACGTATAGGATCTATATAGATCTTTAAAGTATTATCTTCTAATACTGCTATAGGAGTTTCAATCCAAGGTATATTGTTATATGTTTGTAAGAAACCCTTAGCTTTTTCATGATCTGTTAATGAACATATTGCTGCTTCCCCATTAAAGTGAAGCACACAATCTACATAGAACATTCTTTTAAGCTATTCTCCGTCATTAAAGAAATTAGATAAAGTAAGCACATTAGAATGTGAGTATGGATATACTAATGATAATGCTGTATCTGTCTTAATTAGTTTCTATAGATCAGCAATACGTTTAACTGCACCTTCAAATCCTACTTTTAAAGTATTATTGCCAGTGTACTTATTACATATTACCTCTATATATGCCTAATTAAGAAACAAATCTATTTCTTCAGGAAGGAATGCAGGGCAGCCACCGAAAGCGACTGCCTCTGAATTCTTATCCATGAGAACTTTAAATGCCTTATGTAAATCAGATATCTTCATTATTTGGATTTAATTTCATTCATAATGGCTAACTTAATGTCTTGATTTTTCTTATCTTGTAAGTAAACAATAACATCGTCAATACCATTACCAATCAGATCTGTACCAAAGAAGTATTGAGTTCTATTCTTACGAATAATATTTTTAGCAATAGCTTCTTCAATGACAAAGTTAATTTCTTTATTTGGGTTATTTACCCATTTCAACATAAACTTATCAGGTGCTGTTTCAACTTGTTCAGTAAGCTTAGCTTCAACGAGTTCATTTGACATAGTATCTGATTTCATACCATATAAACGTAAGCACTTACGCATATCTTCAATAGACATTTTATCTAATTCTCTATATGCTTCACGCTTAATCTTATTGATACGATTAGCTTGTTCTGCTTCAGAGTCTTTATTAATCAGTACATAGTCTTTAGAAGGATTCATATTAGCTAATCCATCTGCTACTCGTTTGTGACCTTTAAGGAACAGATATTGCAATTCATCCAATGGCTTATCTGTATCCAGTATTAAGTCTCTTTTACCAAGTTTAACTGCGAAGGTAGTCCAAAAATCGCTATTAGGAGACAACTCACCTTCTTCTTTATTTAAGGCTTTCTCTAATCTACGAGCATCTTCTGTACTCAAGCCAGTGTAGATATTACCAGATCTAGTCCAGTAAGGTCCTACATAATCAAATGTTGTAGGCCATTTTGTAAGTCCGGTCCAAGGATTTACTTTAACTATTCTAACGATTACTTCCATAATATCAAATATTAGATTCTATCAAGTTAGGAAAAAGAAAAGGCCAGCCGAAACTGGCCTTAACTTAATTTTTATATTTCCAAAAGGTTACCGCAGGCTGTCGGTTTTTACATCACTCGAGAATTAATTCGCCACATGCGCGGGGATCTCTCAACATGATACCCATTTCACCAAGGAAGAATACGGTATAACCGTCCTTACCATTAGATCTCAGAGTATCTTTAGACTTAGCATAACCAGACGGAGCTACAGCACCACCAGTATACCAAGTTACGAATTCACGATCTTTACGTACTACTTTAACGATGTTAGCTTCACCATCACGACGACCAAGATCCAAGAAAGTCATACGATATGATTCCTTCGGTTTCAAGGTTACCGGATGCAATTCACGGTTATAAGTAGTATCATCGTACAGCGGGAAGTACTTCAGAGTCAACTCGATACCGTTGGTCATTTTGTAAGTCTTGAACTGACCACCAAAAGTAAGGTTATCACCAGAACCAGTTACAAATACTGTATCCATCAGATTCATAGTAGCTACCTTCTCTTTCAAGATACGGTCAAACTCACGCATACCCATTTCACCAGTCAAGGCAACAAACTTACGTTCGTTAGTACCAAGACAGTTGTAAGACAGATCGAACAAGAAGTCTTCCAACATTTCACCAGTTAAACGAGTGTAATAACGTCTGTTAGACGGAGCAATCTGTTCCAACAAACCAGCACCGATAAATACCGGACGGCCGTTAGTACCCTTCAAATTACAAGAACCGTCTTTGTTTACATTAGTCTTCATGTAAACCAACATACGTTCACATCTCTTATACCATTCACGCAAAGCTTTCCATTCCTGATAATCAGCCCACAAGT